CCCGTCCTCTGATATTTCCCACACTCTGCCAGAAGTATTAATATCAATCGGTTGAATTTTAAAGCCATATTTTTTTGCAATGTTAATAGCTTTTTCTTTTCTGCCTTCAGGCTCCTTGTCTAAATAGGCGGCCATCCACTCTGCTGGGTAATAATGAAACAAGTGTGCACATTGATACGATAACATACTATATGACACTGCATGGCTTTTGTTGAACCCATACCCTGAGAAGTATTCGAACTTTTGCCAAATCTTGTGCGCTTCTTTTTCAGCTATCCCCTTTTCAACGCATCCCGTAACAAATTTGAGCTTTAATTTATTTTTTTGCGTGGCCGCTTTTCCAGTTCCTTTTTTGGTTAACAGTTTACGCAGTAAGTTGCCCTCGTCAAGACTAATGTTTTTACCAAGCCTATGCGCCAAAAGGGCGATCTGTTCCTGGAAAATTAAAAAGCCGTAAGTTTCTTTTGTCACTTCTTTTACAATTTCATTTCCGTATTCAATCTTTGCAGGGTTTTCTTTTGCCTCAACGTATAATTTATCGACATCGGCACTCAGGGGGCCGGGGCGGTAAATGGCTGTAACTGCCGCAATATTAATGATGTTCTTTGGCTTCGCTTTTTGGCAAAACTTTTGGGCGCCGCCCTCTGTAAATTGAAATATGCCCGCCCACTTTCCTTCGTGAAAAATATTAGTGTACACCTGGCTATCAGTGAGGCACATCTTGTCTGGATGTAAATGCTCATTGTAATACTTTTGGACCTCTTCAAACGTTGGGTCTTCTATATCGTGGTGCCGCTTTAATATGTGACTAATCGCACCTTCAATCATCTTAAGCGTTGCCAGCCCCAAAATGTCAAATTTAATAAAACCCATAGGCTCAAGGTGCCTAACGTTTTGCCCCTCTGACCATGGTGTTTGCACCACTCCGCCGCTGTTGATTAGCGGCATATATCGATCTAGGTTTTCTCCGACCACGACGCCGCCGGCATGACGTGAAAGCGAACGAGTTTGGCCGTGAAGGACGTTAATGTGGTCCGCGATTTGTGGATATTTACGAAGATAAGCCTGCAAACTGTCGCTGAACTCCATGACCTCTTCGAAGGTGGGCACGTACACTCCTGCTTTTATCCCGTGCTTTTTCTTTGCTAGTGGGGTAGCCTCTTTTAGCATTCGTGATGTCACGGGGTTGACCTCGGTGAAGGGCACGTCGTAAAGCTTTGAAATATCTTTGATGAGGGATCTAAGCTTAAGAGTATTAAAATTTGAAATTGGAACAACTGTTGTTTTGCCCCACTTCTCCATTAAAATCTCTTTAAGTTCCATTGGGTCTGAAACGTCATAATCGATGTCTGGGTAGTCTTTCGCATCTCTCCGGAGAAATCGAGAAAATAACAGGCCGTATCTAATTGGGTCGACCTGCGTAATTCCCAGCACATATGCGACTAGGGAGCCGGCCGCGGAGCCGCGGCCAGGACCGGTAATTTGAATTTCATTTGCCTTGTCTGCAATTGCCTTCATTGTAAGAAAATACTTACTGAACCCTCTATCACTGATTACTTCTAGCTCTTCCTTTAGCCTGTCAACGTAATCTTTGTCAAGCAGCCCGAGACTTTTTATACCGCGCAGACACTGCTGTGTGAGCGCTTGCGTTGCCGACAATTCATCTGGCACAACAAAATCCGGCAATCTTACTTCATTGTCTGGCATAAATTTTTCGATGCGCTCATGAGCAATCATGTGTGTGCTCTCAATCGATTGCATTACAATATCGTCGTCGTATTCGAACCCAGTCTCTTGACAGTATTTCTTATAGGACTCCCACATTTCATCGCCATTCTTTGGATATAGCTCATATCCAATCTCTTCTACGGACTGCGGTAATTGGTCTGAGAGCCAGCCCGGGCGGTTGCTTTTTCCAAGCCAGCCCAATTTTTTATAAAGTTCCCTATCTTTCCAGGAATCTGCTGTTGGGTAATGACTGTCCGCTGTAGAGATCAGCTGTATCCCAAATTCTTTGTGCATTTGGATGATATACTTATTTAAAATATGTTGGTCTGCTATATTGTTCCACTGAAGTTCTCCGTACCACCGGTCTCCAAATATTTGCACCATCTGCTCTGTTGTCTGGCGCATTGCGCTCAATACCGCGTCTTTACCTATATCCTTGTTTTCCCAATAATTACCGGCATATACACCACCCAAACAGGCGCTAGCGGCGATTACGCCTTCGTTGTAGGTCTTTAGCCCTTCATAATCGATTCTAGGATACCTATAAAAACTATCCCCCTGAAAAGAGTTTGATACTAGTGAAAATATGTTGTTAAGTCCTGTCTGGTTTTGTGCTAGCAAAATTAAATGTCGGCGCCGATTCAGAATATTTTTAACAGCCTTCTTTGATGCTAATTCATCTTCAATTACTGTTTTTGTATCATCGGTGTTAATTTCCCTGTTGCGCTTCTTGTCTAATTTGGCCTTCTCGTATTCTTCTTTCCACTCAGTAAGCGAAGGGATAAAATATGCCTCAACGCCAAAAATTGGTTTAAAGTTCTTTCCCTCGGCATTCATTTTTTTTGCGTGCAAGACTTGATATGCCAGGCCGTTCATATTTCCGTGATCAGTCAGCGCCAGGGCATCACTTCCATTTTGAAAAGAGAACTCCATATGTTCTTGCGGGTAACCCAGTCCATCGAATGGGCTACCCGCCACACTGTGCGCGTGTAAACCAACAAAAGGAATTGATGATTTTTTAGGATTTGTCACTTAAACCTCTTCTTGGCTTATGCCGAATTTTTCCCGGTATTCCAAGATTAAATCTTCTATGGCGTACCATTCGTCTTTGCCTTGCTTAATAAAGTTATCTCTAAAATATAACATTTCGTTATAAAAGTCAACAACTTTTTCAAAAAATTCTTCATCGTTCATCGTTATCTACTCCTACCCTAGAAAATTCATGATATGCTAGTAAATGCTTAGAGGGTCTTCTTATCTCTTTTTGTTTGCTCGAACCAAGGTACTTGCAAAGACCTTCCCAAGAGCTAATATTATAATACCACGGAACCTCAAAAATTTCAACATTTTCCATCATAACAAACTGAAATACTTTTTTAAGGGAAAAAAACCTTGCAGACCACCTTTTTTCAATCGGCAACACTTTTGTGGGGATGCCTTCTTGATTTTGGTTTGGGGCTTTCATCCCGGTGCCTTCTTTTCTGACTCTTTTCAACAAATTTTTAAAATTTTTATTATCAAAAGTAAACCCTAAATACTCTCCATCTCTAACCGTTTTTTTGCCATGCGATAAAAAAAACTGCTTCTTGCTAGAAATAGTTTTTCTGAACGGCTTTACTATTTCTGGCATATAAGCACCATATGGAAATGAAACATAGTATTTGTCTGGCGCCACCCATTTACTAATTTGGCGACTAGTCCAATCTGCTCTGCTGGCGCCATACAGCACGCTCCAAGATAGACAGTCCCTCTTGTCCCTGTCCTTTGGGTGAATTGGCACGTAAAATATTGGTATTATTCGTTTGTAATCAGAAGAGTTCTGAACAAAATTATTACTTAAATACGAGGGGTCTTGCACGTATTCTCCTAAGCGATGTCTAATCAGCGGCTGCATGTCGTCGTGGCAGACAATCCATATGGTTTCGCAGCCGGCGTACGCACATTCCACGACGGACCTTTCAACAGCTAAATAATTTTGTGCAATTGGCTGCAAGCAATCATGCCAAGGGAAGTTAAAATCCAAGGGCTGCCCAGCGACGGGAATGACCCCGGCCAAGTGGAAAGAATTAATGTTTTGAGCAGTTTCTTCCATTACGCTAGCATTTCGCTTATCTTTAAATAGTAAGGTGTTTTTTTCAGTGTCAAGCCTTTATTGATCAACTCTTCATCTGTTTGGTTTTTGAAGATCATGTTCCTAGTGTCAGAGTAGATATTTTTTTTGAGTTCATAGACCTCTCTTTTCGCAGGTTTAATCTTTAGAGCATAGTGCTTATACTTTGTCGGATCTTCCATGGAAAAACCATTTCTAGCTCCTCGAATCCCAGCCTCTTTCATCATCTTCAAAACCTTAAACTTAACGTATGTATCGGAATACTCATAACTAGTTAGCTGCGATTTCGTTAGATACGAAAGCGCTACCAAATCTTTTTTGTCGTGGTTACCATCTAATCGTTCCGAAGGGTAAAACAATACTTTTCGAACAAAATCATCATCAGTTTTTAATGAATCGTGATCATGTTTCATCCCAGAGTGAACACTTACCCAATCAAGTACAAGTTTTTTTGAACCTTCCTCCAAGGGGACAGTTGGTTCTGGTAGCCCGTGTACCGCTTCGTCATCAAAAATAATTAGCTTGTTGAACCTATACTTTATGATTTTAGCATTCTTCGTTGCGGCCTTTAAGATGTCTTTCTTTATTCTAATTCGTGAACTCGCACTACTTGCCAACAAAAGGCCGCCTAAAGATAGAGCAAAACTCAACTGTTGCCACAGTTTTAACTTTGAATTTTCAAATTCTATCTTTGGGTTTAATTTAAAGTCTTTCAAGCTAAAATTGTTTCTTACTTTAAATTGTTCAAAAAAGTGTGGCGGTTTGGCAACGTTAAAAATTATTGGAATGTTGTTAGTATAAGAATAAATTAACGCACTTAATGTACCACCAATAATGATTTGATCATACTCATATATATGTTTATCTAGCTTTAACAACCGCACCCTACTTCTTCATACTCTACTTCATCCGTACGATATAACGCATCACACTCTTTCACTGATTCTATGGCCCTTTTGATCTTGTTGGCAGTTCTCCGTACCTTTCTTGAATAGCGCATTCCGGCCGCGTTTGGATGCCGGCCGGCACACTGATACCCAGCAAAATAAGAACACAAACTTCTCCGTTCATTCTTCTTTGAGCTTCTTATGCGTGCGTATTTTTTATGCATCCAGAATGCCAGCGTTTTTGTACCAGCCTGTATATTTACGTGGCCGTCAAAAAGCTGGCGACAAGTTAATTTTTCTACACCAGTTTTTTTGTTCCCTGTGAACTTTGGCATCACTTGCATTAGACCACACGCTTTTGATGGACTTACTGCCTTTGGAGACCACCTGCTCTCATGATAAATTACTGCAATTACCAACTCTGGGCGAACTGAGTTTGCCTCTGCCTCTTGTGCTATAGTCTCCATATAATCGCATGCCACCTCTGCCCTTGGCATACCAACACTCATAACCGCCAAGCATAAAATCTCTGCTATTGTCATGTTTTTCCCCTTTCTAAAGCCTAGTTATCGACCCAACACCCCAAAGACATAATTTTCTAATATTAAATTAAAAGTTTCACTTTCTAATTTCAGCTCTATTAGCATTCTTTTGTCTATCGCGACCAGATCTTCGTCTTTGATCTCTTGCTTGCAATCTTCCGACACCGCGAGCACGCGCGCAAGGCCGTGAGAGGCCTCTGGCAGCTTGTAGTCTTCTGGTAAAAGAATTGTTGTTCCTGTATCTTCTTTCGGCTCTTCGACTAAACAAATTAAAATATGTCGATTTTTGGGATAAAATTTCATAGTTCCTCCTTTACCCGCATTTTGCATACCCGCAGCTTGTGCAGGTAACACACCCATCTTGATAAATTAAGCTTTCGCTTTCACACTCCGGACACGCCTTGTCGCCAAGCGCGGGTTCGCCGTCTTTGATATAGTTTTTAAGAATCCTGGCCACGCAGCGCGCGAAGCTAAACATATCGCTATCTTTGTCTTTTAGCAACTGTTCGACAAGCAGGCTTGGTTTGGCACCATGGCGCAAGCCTAACGAGATCATTCTTGTGAACGCTGAATTGTTCGGGTTGTCAAATATTTTAACAACGTCTCTTACCACCATCTCATCGTTCTTTTCACCAAATTTTAAATCATAACGATTGTTTTTTGTTTTAAAGTGGTGTTTGGTCAAAATCCCCTTTGTGTATCTTTTAGAAATTTCAATTAAATTAGACAAACCTCCAAGAACTTCGTATGCCCTGTTATCGTACAGGCCAATCAATATGATCCACTTTTCACCCTTAATTGTCGTGTGGTGAATATCGCACAAAAGTTCTTTCGGGCGTTTGGGAGCGCCATTTTGTGGAAATGTCTCCTCTTCATCAGCTAGCAAAACCCCGCTTCGTGAGCCGTCCACATACACCGTTACTCCCTTCAGGCCGCGGCGCCAACCTTCTAAATAAAGATCACCCACAGTGCTAGCCGGCGTGTTCTTAGGTAAATTAATTGTTGAACTTATTGCGTGGTCAACATGCTTTTGAATCGCCGCCTGTATCTCGATTCTTTTGGACCACTCTATTTGGTCACTAGTAACAAAAAAATCTGGTAGAAGCGTGTCGTCGGCGTTTGGCCCTCCGCTAGTTTGAACAGAATCGTCGGTAGTTCTAAGCCACTCAAGGATGTTGTGATGCCAGACCTTATATTCCAACCAGCGGTCCCCTAGCTCGTCAACAAAATCAGCTTTAACATTTTGTTCGTTATGGCTTAGCTTTCTTCGTCTAATATAGAAATTTCTAAAGACGGGCTCTAATCCAGAACTTGTCTGTGACATGATCGAAACAGAGCCTGTTGGAGCGTTCGTCAATATTGATATATTGCGGCGCCCAAATCTGGAAATTTTTCCCCGCAAAATTTTTGGCAATTGCAAAATAAAAAGATTGTTTTTCTCCTGGTCCCAGTCAAATACAGGAAATGACCCCCTCTCCTTGGCTAGCTCAACGCTTTCAGAATAAGACGATAATTTCAACGTCTCATAAATTTGGTCAACCACGGCCAGTGCCTCATCTGAATCGTAAGCCAAGCTCATTCTCGCCAGCGCGTCTGCTAAGCCATGCGTGCCTAGGCCTGTCCTGCGGCCATTTTGGCATGCCTTTAAAAGCTTTTTCCATAAGTCCTTTTCGTCTTTTGTATCGGCAGCTTTTATAATCTTTGTAAGCTTTTCAATTTCTAGTTCAACCAAGTCATCGGAAAGGCGCATGGCAGCGGACACTGTTTTCTTAAATTTCCCAAAGTCAAAACCAGCCTTTTGTGTAAAGGGGTCTTTGACAAAATGCTTTAAATTAATAGAAATTAACCTACAACTATCGTACGCTGATAGCGGAATCTCTGCGCAGGGGTTTGTAGATACCGTTTCAAACCCGTCCTTTTTATAAGAGTCTGCTGGTAAATATTTTTTAATGTTATCCCACATTAACATCCCGGGCTCCGCTGTCTTTGTGGCGGACTCAACAATCAGATCCCACACGCGCTTCGCCTCGACAGCCCGAGCAAATTTGTATTCATCAGGGGCAGAATCCACAGGATACCTTAAAGCAAAGCTGTTATTACTCTCCACTGCGCGCATAAAATCATCTGTAATTTTTACGGAAACGTTTGCCCCTGTGACCTTGGCTAAATCGTGTTTCATTGTAATAAATTTTTCGATGTCCGGATGGCGGACGTCCATGGTAATCATCAGGGCTCCGCGGCGCCCATTTTGGCCGACCATTCTACATACATAAGAATAAAAATCTGCGAATGACCAGGCGCCGGTGGTGGTGCCCGCAGAATTATTTACTGGCGTGTTCTCTGGCCGGAGGTTTGAAATGTCCAGCCCCACCCCGCAGCGTCTCTTAAATAAGTTCGCTAGGTCTTTACCTGCGTCAATAATTGAAGACATATTGTCTTGTGGGGAATCAACTACAACGCAGTTAGAAAGAGAGACGTTAACGTAGTCATTCCCTACCCCCATCATTGGAGATCCCTGTGGGACAATATATTTGAACTCTTTAAAATAATTATATATCTTCTCTTCTGTTAGGGCCCGGTCTCCACCAAATTTTTTTTCAATCCTTCCAAACTCTTTGGCTAGGCGCCGGTGCATTTCATCTGGTGTTTTTTCCATAAGCTCGCCCGAGGCGTTTTTTAATGCATATTTCGTTATCCAGACATTTGTTGCAAGGCTGTCTTCTTTAAAATAATTTAGTGTGGCACCTTTGGCTTCTTCAAGGGCGTGCATTATATGTTCTTTTCCTTTCTAAAGTTTTTATACTTCTCTTTCAAACTCGTAGCCTGCTCTTTGGCGCTGGCTTTTTCCGCTATCTCTTCAATAGTTTCTCCCGTCTGAGGGAGCACCTTAATCTCAACCCGACTTGTGTCCATAAAGATAGGGTACACAACGCCATCAATTCCGTTTCTATTCTTAGCAATAAATATTCGACCTGTGTTTGCATTTTTATCCTGTATTGTTCTAGAGACGGAGAAAATAAAATCGGCTACAAAACACTTGTTGAAGGCTTCCGAAATTGACTCCATTGTAATTACGCTTGCATTTAATCCTGACCGGTTTGTCTGACTCGCTGTCCAGCATGGGCACTTGTGCTCTTGAGACAGCCCCCGTAACTCTTCATAAATAGACTCCAGTTCCATTCTTTTCTCTTTTCTAACGACCGTTGGGCGTAAAAGATCTGCATAGTCAACAATAATCATTTCTGGCACTATGCCTCTTTGTTTGAGCTTTTCCAGGTGTGCCTTAATGGTTCTGCAGCTAGCGGATTTTGTCGGATATTCTTTGACAATTAGCCTTCCTTTTACGTCCTTAACTGTCTCGTGGATCAAGTCTTTATAGGAGAACAAGTCTCCGAGAGAGACTCCGGTGATACAACTATCGTAGCGCGACGCAACCACAGTGTCTTGTAGTTCCAAAGTGTAATGAACTACTGTCTTCCCCTCTTTTAATGCCTGGGCGCCTAAGTGAACTAGGATCATACTTTTTCCCGCACCTGTAGGGGAAATGACAACCCCAAGTTCACCGATGCCTAGGCCGTTTTTACATATTTCATCTATCTCTTTCCAGCCGGTTGTGATTGGATCCCTGGCTTTGAGTTTAAATCTTTCTTCAAAATCTTTTAGATAATCATAGCCATAATCATTATCTATCCCTAGCTTCATTGCATCATTAATTAACTTTTGGATTTCTTCAAAGGAAGAGATCTGAAGCAAATCCACGGATTTGAGGATTGCCTCTTTTAAAGTTTGTTTCTTGCAAAAATCTAGAGCAGTGTCTTTAATGTATTCTGCAGACTGCACCTCCGTAGAGGCCATCCGAGCAAAAAAGTCTCGAACTTGTTTCTGGATAAGTTCGTTCTCGTCATTTATGCCAGCCCGAAGAATGGAAGTCAAAACATCGCTAGATGGATGCGTGCTGTACTTTTCTTTGTATTCGTAAATTTTTTTAACAAATACTCTGAGATACTTTAACTCTAAATAGTTAATATCCAGCACTTCATGTATCTGGTCTGCGAAGTTCCGATCCAACAAAATAAGTTGGCATAAATTTTCTTGAAAGCTCTTACCAAATTTTGAAAAATCTGCTTTTTCATTTGAGTCCATTTTAATTAGATTCTTTTTTTACTTTAATCTTGCCAGAGGTTTTAAAAACTTTTGCTTCTATAGCTTGCATACGCGTCTCATGCTTGTAGATCGCATATAGAAAAGAAACGAAAGCTAGCGCCAGGAGCGCTCCTGAAATAACTAAATTCATAATAATCTCCTTTAAATTAGTTTGGTACGCCGGCTTGGACTTGAACCAAGGACCTCCACCTTATAAGAGTGGTGCTCTAACCAGCTGAGCTACAGGCGCATAAATACAATATCATGTTTCAAACTTTTTGTAAACAAGAAACACTAAAAAACTGAACAGGAAGCATAAAATAATTTCTTTCACTGTTTATGTCCCAAGATTATTTTCTTAAAAGATGTAAAGAGGCTATCCCAATTATACGTACCAAAGCCATCCTTGGCCATCATGACCTTTACCTGTGTCTGATTAAACTCGTGAACAAAGTTCTTAGTTATATTACTAATTTTTTGTTTTGTTTGCACGCTAATTGCCGGCGAGTACAGCTGCATTATTTTATAATTTTCCTTGATCACATCTACATTTTCTGGAATGTTCCTGTGTACCTTTAGCGGCCTCTCTACACTTTTGCAAAAGCTCACGATAGAATCAATCGTATGCGTTTTCCCCTCGCTTAAAAACTTAAATCTTTTTGCCACGGTTGGCAACCCAACGCCTGGTACGCCTACAAGATTGTCCGATTTGTCGCCTGCGATGGCGCGCGCAAGGGCAAAATTAGTTGGATGTATTCCGTGCTTGTCTATAATTCTATCAACATTTAAAGTCTCATGCTGGATTGGTCTGTGTACAACCGTCTCTCCGTCACACAGTTGATAAAAGTCTTTGTCAGAGCTTACAATCACTTTTTGCCAACCCTTAAACTGGGATTGGGCAACATATGCAATTATATCATCGGCCTCAATCCCTTGCTGCATAAGCTGAATTATTGGCATTTGATTTAAATATTCCATAAGCCGCATTTGTTGCCAAACTTTGTTTTGAACTTCTTCATTTTCTGTTAAATTGTGTACGTCGCGATTCAGCCGAATTGGCTTACGACCTTCTTTGTAGTTCTTATTAATAATTTTGCGCTTTTGAGAACCACCTGGGCCGTCCCAAATTACAACAACACTGTCTGGCTTTGTTTCCCGGATTAATTTTTGAAGGATTTTAAGGAACCCCTTGATGCCACCAATTGGTTGGCCGTTTGTTGATAAACTAGGGTCGACAATATAGGCCCGGTAGTACATATTAAGAGCGTCAATGATTACAACTCTTTTTTGCTTATCTGTTTTCATGGTTTTATCTCGCTGTAGCCGCTGTCTGTTGAGTGTTCTTGTTTTTCCATACTATAATACTAACATAGTCATGGCCCAAATGTCAACTAATTTATTCGACTACTTTCCAATCGGGCCCATTAATTCCCCCAACCCTCGTACCGTTTTTCAAAACTATATCTCCAACGATCAAAGGGTCCTTTCTTTTTCCGCCTGCTTTGGACCACGCAGTAAACATATATAGAGCACAATCTTCTAATACCTCTCCTTTGGTATTCTTGTTGACCTCTTCCACATAAAATTTATTTTTTTCGTCTGTATTAATAAAGACTAAAACTTCTGTTTTTTTCTTGGCAATAATTTTTTCGCCCGCTTTTAAGGACATTGCTTACCCCAGCTGTTCTTCTTCGTAAAAGCTAGCGGCATCACCGACTCTTTCATCAAATTTCATAATGACTTCCTCATCCATGATCTCTAAGATTCGTTCTCTAAACTTCGAAACTTTAATTTTTTCTTTCCATTTCGAAGGCTGAAATTTTTCAACAGTTCCATCCGCATATTCGAGTGCGTACCAGGCGCCGGCGGAAGACAAATGCTTGGAACTTTTAACAGCTTCAAACCAGCTTTCTTCGTCTTGTACCCCTACGTCGTCACCCCATAAAATTTTAAAGTTACACTGCCGGCCTTGCGTGCCAAACCGGCTCTTTTCAAGCTTCACTTTGACTTCAGAACCGACCCTGAACCCTTTATCGTCCAATATGTAAGAAGCTTTCGCTTTCCGACCTGTTAGCCAAACGCGCAATGAGTATGCATAAATCATTGCCTTACCCCCAGGCGTCATGTAGGGTGTTGTCATTGCCTCAGAAGGAGACCGCGTAATATTTGTCTTGAGCTGGTTCAGGACTAAAAATGTTGACTGACTGTTCGCAATCGGCACCGTTAGTTTTGACATTCCTTTTGCGAGAATTCTTGCCTTAACCGCCATTGAAGAAAGTGGATTAAAGTCTCCTTCAATATCTGAAACTGCTGGAGTTAGCGCCAGGCTATCCCAGATAAAGAGCATCCGATTCTCGTTCGACCCAAGCAGTTCTTCAATTGTCTCCAAGACAAACTCCACAGATGTTGCCTGTACATAAAGAAGGTTCTCTACTTTACAGCCGGCCTTTTCTAAAAAGCCTGGGTCAATTGCGGACTCTGAATCAAAGTAAACAACATCGACACCCATACCTTGGGCGTTGGCTGCAATTTGGGCAGCTAAAAAAGACTTACCAGTTGACTCTAAACCTGCGATCTCTACAATTTTACCTACAGGGATACCTGCTAGTTTCCCCCGGCAGATAATAGAATCAAGCCATCTAGATCCTGTAGGAATCCAATCTTTAACTGTTGTTGGGTTGTCTTCATTGAGATTGTGGGCCACCGTTATCCCGGCCTTCTTATTGATTAAGCTGCGCATGTCTGCAATTGATAACTTGCCTGTTTTTGTTTTAGCTTTTGCCATAACAACCTCTCTCGTCTTTGTGTTGTAAATAAAAAGGGGGGGTAAACCCCCAAGGGGGGACAAGCCCCCCTTGTGAAGGTTTATTAAGTACCAAGAAGTTCTGCGAACGCCGTATCAACACTGCTGGCGTTGTCGCTTTCCTTCTCATACTTAAGAACTTCAGACGAATTTTCTTCTGCTCCCTCTTCGTCCAAAAGGTATTCATCTAGCATTGTTTGAACTTCTTTTGAAGTTTTTCTAGATGAAGCGAACAGTTCATCAAAATCTGGAATGTTTTCCAACATCTCACGACACTTTTCTGGTCCCTCTTGGCAAAGCAAAGAGTTTTGCCGGCGAGGGGTGAGGTTTGTTACCGGGAAAGAGGCTCCCGCTGGCTTTCCATAAGAGATCACCAAATCAGTACCTGCTTCTGGATCCGTAATGTCCCCATATTCTGGATTTAAAATCAAGTTAAGAAGCTTTTCATAAACTTGCTTACCAAACCCCCAGACTCGCACCCCGTCGCCCTCTTCTCCGCGCACAACAACAGGGGTGAAAAACCGTTGACGAGCGGATAGTTTTTTTGCCATGCGCCGGCTATCGTCGGTTCCCTCCTGCCAGAGTTTACGAACAAAAGAATCAAGAGGGCAGTCCTCGTTAAAATTCTTTTTTGGACTCAAGAATCCGGGGTTTTTTCCTACATTATAGTGGAACCAATAATCCTTAAATGGGTCACCGTCCTTTGTAGGAACAATGCGAATTACAGATTCCCCGTCTGGCGGACGCCAAAATCGTTTTGATGCCCCATCTTTATTCTGCAAGGTGCTTAAACGATCTCGCATTTTTTTCATATTAAGTGCCATAAAATTTCTCCTTAAAATTGTTAAAGTCAAGATGATAACTCTCTCATCCTGCTGTGTGGTATTTAAATAGCTATAAGTAGTATAGCACACTTAATCAAGTTGTCAATATATTTTTATTCTTTTTTTCTATTTTCTTGCACCGCGGAACTATGCGCTATGCAATATACATATTCTTGTTCATACTGCGTAGAAAAAACACTATATGAAGTCTTTATCTGCTTGTTCGCATCTCTCTTAACCTTGTCTTTTGTCTGTTGTTTGATTTTTTTAAACAAAGTCCCGTCAGACTTAAGCATCTTTTCTGGCATTGCATAATAATAGCACCTGTCGCGAAAATATTTAAGGTCAAAAAATAATTTCTCTTCCGAAGTTTCAAAATCAACCAGCCCAAACGTTGTTATACGCGCTTGATCAACAGGCTTTGAACGTGTACTAATCACTGGTTCCGAATGATCAAAAATGTTTATCATGTGCATTGTTGATACAATCAAACTATTTAACTGATCGTAATAACTCATAATTGAAATCTCTTCTAAGATATCTTCTAAGGCCGAGTTATGTACAATATACATTCTCTCAAATATTGCCGACCTTGTATACTCTTGCAGTATGCCAAAAATAGTTCTCTCCTGCATTATCTTTGTTTCATCTAAAAGCTCAATGTCTGGCTTAATATATAAAATTTTAATTTTGCACTTCTTCTGATACAGCTGCTGTAATATGGCTAGAGAGGCTGCAGAGACGCGGCCGCTACTAGTGATGTACAAGACTTCCCCTTCTACTTCTTTGAAGAATGGTTTTAAATTTGGGCATTTATTTTCATACTCTTCGGGTGTCTCGCACTCCTTTAAAGAATAACATTTTTCCCCCTTTAGCCCAACATCTATTTTGTAAACATTGTACTCCGGGTATTTCCCAAACTCATTCGCAATTGCGCAGCCGGCTTTTCCTATTCCTATTACATTCATTTTTAAATTTTAAGCTCCTTTAGCGCACCAAAGTTTTTACCTGCGTTTAAAGATATTTTAAACTTCCCCAAGCTGGTCTCCGCTAAGATTTTTTTTAACTCTGGTAAGATTTCTCTCTCTTCTTCTGCTAAATCAACTACTAGGCTATCATGTACCATGAAAGAAATAAATGATTTTTTACCTTTTAAAAAGTTGTGCACCTTTACAACTTGCTCAAGAAACAAGTCCGCAAATGTGCTTTGAATAATATAGTTAACTGCATGGTGTTCGTCTGATTCGATTTCTCGGTTAAAAATTGTTGCAACCTTTTTGCCGTCCCAATATTTTTTCTTAATCGATTCTCTATCATAGGCTTCGCTTGAAAGGGTGTCATTTGACTCTGGATTATACAGCCATGCAAATATCCGCTTTTTTGCCCTCTCCCTAGTTTCAAGTTCCTTATAAATATTTTTTAAATTCCACTCATGCAGGTCTTCTTGTGGCTGATTTTTCCCTAAGAGGCCTAGCATCACACGAAGTTCTGCTGCGTTGTAATCGAACTCGACAAGCCAATCATTTCGGGGCTTTAAAATTGCACGATAGTTTTTGTTCATCGTTAATATTGGAAAACTGTTCTTTTTAGTCGTTAGTCTTCCAGTTTTTGTACCAAACAAATTATAAGATATATATGGAAGAGTGTTTTTCATTCTCTTAAGAAAATTTCTTGTTTTAAGCTCGTGTCTTTTGTCATCCAATAAATTTAAATCGAGATTCAATTTTCTATTTTTAATTTCTGTCAGCACTTTTGTTACACTAAGGAGTTGCTCATAGTTTGTGGGCTTCTTGTGAACTGTAATGACGTGCTGCGTAATTTTATTTTTCACTCTGCACAATTCTTTCAAAAAATGTGGTGGCATCACATTGTGCACACAGTGCATATTCAAATCAAGCTTAACTTCGGCTGCGGCCCTATAAAAAGCAGTCAACCTATCTTTAACTTTGTCCCAGTCTTTTTTTAAGTACGCGGGGCACACCTCTTCAAGCGACTTTCCTTCACAATATAAAGATGCATATTCAACGTCTTTATCTTTTAAAAAAGCAGAATAAGACCATGTTTTTGTAAGGTTTTTTGGAATTTTTTTAAAATAAAATTTGTCGTTGGCGTAAACCCCAACACAAACTTCTTTGTCATCTAAGGCTTGAAATAGCAATTTTCCCTCAATTTTTAATACGTTACTTGTGTTTTCGGGCCAACGATCATACTTTTAAATATTTTTTTCGGATCAAACTTATCCTCAACAACTGGCATTATGGCCGCTCCGCGCTCTTTTCTTTTCCATTCTTGTTTTATCACCTCATTAGTATAAATCAAAGCTCTTCTAGAGTCAAGAGTTTTATTCACTTCTGCCGCTCTTTTAAAAAAAGTATTGAACCTTTGTTTGTCCCAACTTACTCCCAACTCTTTTGACTTGATCTGTGCATACAGCTTAAGCCAGTATAAAAAATTAATATTATCGAACCTATCTTGCAACATTGGCTCCTTGGCTATAGTGTAGACATTTATATTCTTTCCGCAAGGGTTGTAATAAAAGTCTTTAACTTCTCCAAACTCCATTGTATACCATTCGTACAAATAATATAAATGAAATCTTAATAAATCTATATCTGCTAGGTATAGTTTATAGTAGTCTGTATCGAATATATTTTTATAATCACTGTTGTACCGCGACATGTGCTCTTGCATTACTGGAGAGGAAATGTCCGCGACTAGGCGCGCTGGGTTAAATCGGTCAAGCAAAAAGCCAAACTTTCTGGCCGACGAGGCGTAAAAAGAATAATTTTTATCAAGAAAAAATGCCTGTATTTGGTTCTTGTCGCTTAAATTTAAATCATTTATCCTAATAGTCAGGCCATTTGTTGACACTGGGCAATATCTTGACATCATAAACCCCGATGCTGTTAGCGGAAACTTGCCTAAAAAAGTAAACACATATTCAAAATACAAATCAAGGAAAGTTTTAAACGATTTTATCTTTTGGTGCCTTCTTTCTCTTGACAAATACTCCATAATAAAGTTTTCATTAACTGTTTCTGTTATATATGCATGGTATAAATCGTCAAAACTCTTCCATGGTGTGGACGGCTCTAAATCCAATATGAAACTGCTGGCGGTTGCAATTTTGCCTGCTCTAACAGAGTGGCGAAAATACCCCCTAAAGTCTTCAAAAGCATCCGCTGCAAATTTGATGGCCTCTGCTGTGTAGTTGCCTGCTGTGTTAAGAAGCTTGGTTCTATGTGGCACGAGTGCGATTGCGTCATGTGCAAAATCAATTTTGCCATAAAGTCTTTTCTCATATAAGAAGTCGACACTATTTTCGCTTGTCAGTCCATGATCATCATCTTTAAAATTTTGGGCCGCGGCGAATTCTGCATCAAGGCTATTTTTCTTATTAAACATAGCTTAAACGCTCATTCCCGGGGGCTTTGATAAGTCGCGATGATAAACCTCTGGTGAGTCCTCTTCTTGTGAAGCTTTTACCTTCTCGCCCTCTTTTAAGATTTCTCCCCCTTCGCCATCGCCAAAGCTTTGCCACCAGCATTTTAATAAAGTTTCAAATTTGCCACTTTCAATAATCGATTCAGCTTCTGTAATGTTAAAATAGCCTCCAAGGCCAATCTGGCGTGCCAAAGAATACTTTTTACTCGGATCGCCAAAGTTTACCGAATCAGGAGAGATGTATGCATGTTGCCCAGGTAAAAACCATGGGGCCCCGACTAGTGTTAGGTCGCAATTATAAACGTCTATGGCGCCCCGGGCGCCCGCACCAGCATTTTGTTTAATCCGAAATGATCTTACATATTTGTTATCCGTACGTTTAAACTCCATATTTTTTACAATGCCAACATGTGAACCAATGGAAAAGTGTGGAATTCCTTCAGCCTCGTCGATGGCTTTGTCGGCCTTGCGCGTCATAACTACACTAACTGGAAAATGCACATACCAATAATTTGCAAGCTTCTTTGCGGTTTCAATTTTTTTAAGCGGGTCGGCTCTTTCAAAGTCTCTAAAATCGCTTGGTGTTATTTTTCCAAACGCTTTGAGGTGGCCCTCGCCGGCGTTTGCGCGCAGGTATCCGCCGATTTCGCGGGTTGTCAAATTTTCCGCTGCAATATATTTTTCCAGCATAGGGCTAGATTTGTCCAACGTTACCTTTGAAGGAAACCAAGGCAAGCCGTCGGTCTCATCTCTTAAGGGCAATGAAAAAGTCGTCACTTGTGGCGTTAGCCTTTGCGACTGGTCGGCCAGGCTATCTTCCTTCGGGTTATAACAATGCTTTCCTAAGCCTGTGTTTAAAAGATCCATAAGAAAGTCGGTTACAAAAGACCGTAAACTCAAACTCGCTTTTCCATTTTTTGCCGAAAACTCAACCCACTTTTGCAAAAACAAATTCGACGATATCGGAAGGTCGGCTAATTCCATGCGCTGATACGAGACTTCTTTTTTCCAGAACTCTTTGAGTACAACCGTGCCCAGTATGTAGTTCATTTCTAGCCTGGTTTTTTCATCCCCGCCCATCAGTTCTAAGGCCGCGTCGAATATAGACCCAAAATGAAAATAAAATATTCGAACTTTTGAATTTTCTGTGACATCCATCGAGGTCGCGGTGAAAGAATCGTCAGCCTTTATAATTCCTGGCTGCAAAGCTAAGTCTATTTTTTGGCGCTTTTTAAGCTTGTTATCTGCGCCGGTAGCAGCCTGCACTCTAATTTGATCATTCAATGTGTCAAGCGTGCCACCTTCTTCAGTTAGCCTTCGCCGCTGGGTTCGACCAACGGGTCCGGACGGGTCTGCGTACTTAACCGCCGTATTAAATCCCGCCCCGGGGCGGAGGTTGGAGTCGGCGCCCTTCTGTATGTTTCTTCGACGCTGCTTGTGGCGTTGGCCAATGGCGTCGTGAGCCAGGTCTTTGTGGTTCATCCATACGTATTTGGCATCGACATCAACGTAGTGAAGAAGGTTGTCCCAATAATATATCTTGCTAAGTTCAGTGCCAGGGCCATCGCGGGTGCCGGAGAGCTTTCCTCTAAATAATAAATCTATTAATTGCGTGTATTTATTTGCTTGTTCAGAGTCAATCGTATCTTGATCTATGTTATCTAATACTGCTTGGGCTTTTTTAGCTTCTGTGCAGCGATACCAGCATTCGTGTGATACCTCATACGAATGCCCGTGTTCAATCGCAGCTTCCTTGGCATCTTCGCGGCAGGCACCTCCGTAACTGTCTAGATAGTAGCAGCGGTGCATGTGATTTCGTTCCCAGTCCTCAATGGTGGCCTTAGCCTGGGCTACCTTATTATTATACTCTTCTTTTATTGTGTCGCGTTTTCTAGTGTCTAATCTAAATAAATCTAACGCGGGGTTCTCCATACTACCTTCAATACCCCCTTGGAATTCACACTCAAGCTCAATCGACCCGTCTTGTTTATATTTTATATTGTGCTGGTATAGTTGCAGCATCATCACTAAGTTCGAATTTTTTACGGTTTTTGCCAACTGCTTTATGCTTTGGTAAGAGGACCCGCCTGGCTTGTCGTGACGAAGGCCTTGGCCCTTGTTCGAGCGTAGATCGCCAAAGGCCTTCTCATCAAGTGTCCAACCGACTAAAGCTTTAAGTGAAAACTGCCTTTTTTCATATTTGCTAGTCATCCACGCATCTAATTTTGTAGGCTCGGCGGACTCTTCCCCATCTTTTTCGCCGCGGCGGACTTCTTCCGGAGGTTCTTCAATGTTTTTATCGGCCTTTTTTGTCCCAACATTTCCATATGTAATAAAATCTAGAAATGAAATTGTTTGTTCGACCATCTCAGGATTTTCGCTTATTTTTCCATCGGCGCCCCTCGTGTGTTGCGATGTTTTTAAAACGCTTCCGTCTTTATATAGTTTTCTTATATCCATTAACGCCTGCATGCTCTGAAAAACAAATACTGCCTTAGCAGTTACCACATTTTGGTTAGCAAAGTTGGTAGAGTTTGATTTAAAATTAAAACTCTTTATGCCTGCGCCCAATCCGCGGTGGCGGCCTTCAGTTATCCCCTTAATACTCTTTTTAGTTAAATGCGTATCAAAAATATATTCAGGCGTTGCAACTAAATTTTGTTGATCGTCGTGTATCTGCTTGAAAAGCCTTATTTTCGGTAACAAACATGCCGCTTCTAACGGAGACATCTTCATAAAAGCGCTAGTAACACCTCTCGGTATAAAAAGTTTGTTTACTTGTGCTGCAGGTAGGCGGTACGAAATCTGACGATAGTGTTTTGGATATGCACGTCCAAGCGCTGCGCGGCCATGAACCATGAAAGTTTCCATTAAAAAGCACTGCTCTTGAAAGCGCTGGTGTTCGGCTGCTTCTAAATCAGCTTGTTTCCCGCCTGGAGTGAATGCATTGACGTCTTTTTTGCTTCCAATGCCAGCATATTTTTCATCTGAGAAACGCTCTA